GGATATTACTTATAAAATCTATTAGGAGACAACATGGCTGAAACAGCAAAAACAGTTTACGGTGGTAAAGTAATTATCGCCAGTCGTCCGCTTGCTAAGCAAGGTACGGACGCAGGTTTAAAGTTTGCGTTTGAAACAACACATAACTACAAAAAGTCACGTGACAGTAAAGCTACTGCTACAAAATCAGGTACAGTTAACGCACAGGGAACATTAGAAACAACACTTAAAGTTGAAATGGTTGCTAATGATGGTGACGTGATTAAAATGCAAGAAGCAGCAATGAATTCTGGCGAAAAGATGGAATACTGGCGTATCTTTACAGGTGTTTCAGGTTCAGCAGAAGGAACAGTTAAGGCAACATATATGCAAGGTACAGTAACATCTTTTGAAGAAGATGCTGATGCTGATGCATTCTCAACAGCTTCTGTTGAAGTTGCGGTTGATGGGATCCCAGTTGATGGTGAGGTTACATTTGACGCTTCAACAACTGATTCACAATACGGATTTACTGGTATTGAAAAAGTAACTACACCACCAGCTGGTTAATAATATAGTTCAACAACGTTAGTCGTTCGAATGGGGTGTGAAGCCCAATTAATTAACGTCGCGGAGGACGAAAACAATGAATGCAATTACAAAAGAAATTAACGGCAAGTCATACAATTTTAAGTTTGGTTTGCGATTTGTCGCTGAACTTGACAAACTTGTATCAATCAAGCAAGAAGGAATTCCATTCTCGGTTGGTTCGTCAATCAAGTTGGCACAACTAAAGAACGCTAATGATTTGGTAGTCTTATCAGAAGTGTTAAAGATTGCCAACGAGACTGAATCACCAAAGGTTTCAGTTAAGGAATTGAACGATTGGCTTGAAGAGGGTTTGTCACTTGAAGAAATTGAAGACTTGATTGCTGAAGTTGTTGACGTCCTTTCACATTCTAATGCCACGGCGGGAAAAATGAAAGCTCTAGCAGCGGAGCAAGCCAAGAACTAAAAGAATTGGAGAATAGCGCAGTCACGTATCACAGATTAATAGTGGACGGGCTGCGCTATTTTAATAGAATCAGTATTGAAGATATTGAACGTATGGACATTGTGACTTACAACCTTTATATGGAAGCTGCACAATTGGCTTTGGAAGACAGAAGATATGAAATAAATATGCAATCGTTTGCTAACCAACAAGCAAAAGCAACCAAAAAAAGCGGCGATCCTTTTTATAAAGATTTTGAAATGTTTTATGGTAAGACAAACAAAAAGAACATACGTTCGATTGAAAAAAGATACTTTCCGGAGAAGTTTGCTGCCGAAACTGCTGAAAGATTGGAACGCGCAAAGCAATTCACTCAAAGCGATTTTGAACTTCTGAATAAACTAAAAAAAGGACAAAAAGATGGCTGAACAAGAAGTAAAAGCAATATTTACAGCCGATACATCAGGCATAACTAGTGGAGCTCGCGAAGCTATCAATAGTATGCAAAGTGTTAAAGATAGTTCTAGTTCACTATCTAGCGCTATATCAACAGCAACAGGTGCCATTGGTAAGACAATGATTGGTGTTGGTGCAGCCACAACAGCAATGGGTGTTAAAGCTGTTGTGGGATTTGGAGACTTTGAATCATCGCTGAACAAAGCAGCTGTTATCGCCGGTGGAACGTCTAAAGACATCGGTGGATTGGCCGATGTGGCTAACCGGTTAGGTGCTGAATTACCATTAAGTGCGCAAGACGCGGCTAACGCCATGGTTGCTATGGCTCGTGATGGCGCTTCAATTAGCACGATTAAGAAAGAGTTTCCTGCTATTGCGCAAGCTGCCACAGCTGCCGGTGCTGATTTACAAACTACCGCTTCAGTTGTACAGCAATCTATGAACATTTGGGGTAAGGCTTTAGCAAGCCCACAACAAGCAGCTGCTATATTGACGCAAACAGCCAATTTGTCTAACGCGTCTATTGAAGACATGCAACAAGCTTTAGCTACTATTGGCGGTACAGCTCAAAACGCCGGCGTTGATATGCAAACAGTATCAATCGCGTTAGGACTATTAACTAACCGTGGATTCAGTTCTGCTCAAGCATCGCAAGATTTAAACCATGCGCTATTGCTTATGCAAGCACCAAGTAAAAAGGGCGCTGAACAAATGCACGACCTCGGGTTAAGTATGACAGACGCGCAAGGAAATATGAAGCCGTTGCCAACAATTTTGAATGAAATCGGTGACTCTATGGCTGGTATGACATCATCTGAAAAAGCTAAGGCTTTGAAGACAATGTTTGGTACAGCTGGTATGGCTGCTGTATTGCCATTGCTTGATTCTGTTAAAGACAAGACAGATAACACGACAACAAGCTGGTCAGCATTTGCTAATCAAATGCAGAACGCTACTGCTGATACTAAAACGGCAACAGAGTTCTTGCGTGAACAAGCTAACGAAATGCAGAAAAACCTTGGTTCTAAGATTGAACAAGTCGGCGGTAACTGGGAGTCGTTGAGTAATAAGGCTATGGCTGGAAGCGCTGGCGTTACTGGTGCATTCTTAGATATGACTAACGGTGCATTAACATGGGCTGGTGATAGCAACAGCGCCTTTGCACAAGTTATTCGTCAGTTTATTGGTTTATCTCCGGCGATTGGTTCTGCCACATTAGCTATTGGTGGTTTCTTGACTAACGCTACAAAAATAAAAGATACGGTAAAAGCAATAGGCGTTTCAATGGGTTCTTTGTTTGTCACGCCACTTGGTTTAGCAATCACTGCTATGATAGCTTTTGCGTCAGCTTTATCTTTAGCTTATAAGTATTCAGAACCTTTTAGAAAAGCAGTACAAAATATTGGTAACGCTTTTAGTAACGTATTTAACAAAAGCGCTAAAACTTCAACAAGCACAATATCTAAATTCGGATCAACAGTAGCAAATGTTATGCAACAAGTGGGTGAAGCGTTTGGAAACAAGTTGGCTAAAGCTATTGATAGCGTTAATTGGGAAAAAGTATTTACTAAGATTAACAATGTTTTACAATCTGTTCTAAAGGTAGCTACTCAAATGGTTCAAGTTTTTGGTATGTTATCTACAAAAATAGTTAATAGTGGTGCAGCAGTAACAGCTTGGAACATTGTAGCTACCACATTGCGCGTTGTATACGATGTAACAAAAACGTTATTTGATAAATTCAAACAACTTTATGATATTTTGGGAAATATCAACGGTCAGGGTTCGAATACGGGGCGTGCACTACAAAGCGCATTTGCTTTAACTGGTGTATTAGGAGCAATCGCCGTTTTGTCTCGCGTGCCACGTATATTGTCACTTATACTTTCTCCTGCTAGACTATTATCATCAACGTTTGGTTCTCTAGTTGGTCATATCATTCCGTTTGGAAGTGGGGCAGAAAAAGCTGCCTCTTCAGCTTCAAAAGCAACCAAGCCTTTTAGTAACTTGGCTTTGAAAACCTTAGAAGTTGGTGCTGGTGTTGGTATAGCTGCTGCTGGATTAGGTACTTTAGCATTTGGCATTAGTTCATTGGCTTCTCAAGGAGATCAAGGTACAAACACATTAAAGGCGTTCGGCATTGCCGTTGGACTTCTTACTGCTGAATTCGCACTGCTTGGTGGTGCGTTAACATCTGGGGCTGTTGGGATAGGCGTTATGCTTGGTGGTTTGACTGGTTTAGCATTGGCATTAACAGCACTTGCTAAAACTGGTAAACAAGGTCAAGATACTATGATCACGTTTGGATTGACGATCTCGGCAGTAGCAGCGGCTTTCGCTTTATTAAGTCCACTACTAACTGCCGGTGCTGTCGGGATTGGTGTTTTTGGTGCAGCAATATTAGCAGCTGGTGTTGGTATTGGGTTGGCATCTGCTGGTTTGGCTTTGTTAATCACAACACTGAACAATGTTAATATTAGTGCGACAAATATGATTACAACAATGGGTGCTGTCGGCGCCGGGTTCGCAGCAATGGTAGCTGGATTCTTAATGTCTATCATGCAACAAGCACCATTGATTATATTACAATTCACAACAATGATAATTAATATTATCCAAGTTATTGCGATTCAAATGCCACAATTTATTCAAGCTGGCGTTAATTTGATAGTTAACTTCTTGCAGGGAATCATCACGGCTATCCCCCAAATAGCACCAGTGATAATGAACTTGATTGTTACGATTGTTAGCACAATTGTTGCTAATCTGCCAACTTTGGTACAGCAAGGGATTAATCTTATACTTGCTATCATTAACGGAATTGTTACAGCTGTTCCACAAATTGTGCCGGCGCTTATAAACATGTTTGTTGTCATCATGGACACAATAGCTGAAAACTTACCACAATTAATCGCTTCAGGAGTTAACCTAATTGTTACATTTATTCAAGGTATAACACAAGCTGTGCCACAGGTAGTTCCGGCTATTATTGATTTCATCGTCACCATCATTAATACAATAGCTGGTAAATTACCTGATATTGTCGCTGCTGGTGTTAATCTTTTGATTAATTTAATTAATGGAATAGCTAAAACAATTCCTAGAATAGTCAATACGGTCGTTAATTTTATTGTCACGTTTATCGGAGCAGTTGGCGATAATTTAGGCAAGATAATAGATGCTGGCGTTAACTTGCTTGCTAAGTTTATCATCGGTATTGTAAATGCGATTCCGCGGTTAGCTGGCGTTGCTGTACAGGCTGTTGAAAAGTTTGTTTACGGTGTTGGTAACGCACTTGGACAAATAATGCGTTCTGGAAGCAACTTGCTTAATATTTTTGTTCAAGGAATAATGGATGGATATGGTAAGGCAAATAATTCTGGAAATGGCGCAGCGAGATCAGTAGCTGACGGAATCAGCGGCATTAGTTTGTTTGGTGCAGGTGGTGCTATCATGGGCGGATTCTTAAACGGATTGAAGTCTATGTGGGGACCGATAACAAGTTTCGTTGGCGGTATCGCTAACTGGATTCGTGACCACAAAGGACCAATTTCTTACGATAGGCGATTATTGATACCAGCTGGTAAGGCGATTATGGGTGGATTTAATGAAAGTTTGCAAGAAAGCTTCAATGATGTTAAGCAAACCGTACAAGGTGTTGCGCCGTTTATCCAAGATGCATTAGATGGCTCTGGTGATTTCAACGTTAATACATCGCTTTCAAACGGATTAGATGTTAATAACGGTTCATTATCGGTTGATATGGCAAAGACACAACGCCCAATGAATGTTAACTTAAGCATGGGTCAAGACACTTACAATGCATACGTTGACAACATTTCAGACAGACAAGGACAGGCGGCTACATTAAAGCGCACAAACAGTGTATATTTATAACAAAATAGTGTATACTTATTCTATAAGGAATTAATTATGACAAACCTATATGACTTTCAGCCATTGACGGCGCAATCATCTTTAGAGAGATTGTTACCAGAGGCATTGACATTTGGGGGCGTGAACTTAGATAAGGAGCTCGCAGGCTATCGCACGCTAAACGTATCAGGACGTGAAAATTTTACACGCACCGTGAATACTGCTAGTAGTACGTCAGACGGCGAGCTTTTTGTATCAAGTAAGTTAGACGCCCACGAAATTACAATTAAATATCAATTAAATGCAGATAGTATTGACGATTTCAACAAAAAATATACAAGATTAAAGTTTTTGTTACAAGGAGACGAACAACCATTTTTCTTTGCAGATGAGAATGAATTTAGCCGTTATGGTACAGTGACATCTTTAACTTTAGATGATGCTGGTGTTATTCAAACGACTGGTTCAATCGTGATCAAAATGACTAATCCTTTCAGAAATGGTCAATCTAAGTTAATCAGCGGAACAAATAAAGTATTAATTAACGATCCACAATTGATGTATAAACAACCAATTGATTCAATAACTTTAACTGTTGGAGCAGATACTAATATATTAACTTTAATGATTGATAACTATAAGCTGGTTATTAGTGGCTCATTTACGCAAGGTGCTGTCATTGTGATTGACTTTAATAGTCTGACAATAACACAAGCGTACAACAGTATATTATCCGGTGTTGACATTATGCAAACAAATATATTTGAAGCTAAAGTAATGAACGGTTCTGTTATTAGTTGTGATAATGCTTCAAACATAGATGTTAAATATAGAGTGAGGTTACTATGATATACATATTCGATAAACAACAAAATATCATTGGTAACTTTGATTCAAGCAAATTAATAGAAGGTCATTTAAAATTTAAAACAAATTCTGCTGCTGAATTAACCTTTACTTTACCGCCATCAAATGCTTTGTTAGAAAATTCAAAGTATATCGCGTTGCCACACCCGTTAAATAAAGAACGATTTATATTCTTACGGTTAACTTCTCGAGTTGATAATAACGAAAATATTGAATATTCGGCATTTGAATATGCCTATCAAGAATTAGCAACAAACGGATATATTCAAGACAAGCGCCCACAGGAATCCGATGCAAAAACTTTAATGACGATGGCATTAGATGGAACCGGTTGGGTATTAAATAACTATAACGTTGCCAAAACAGCAAAAACAAACTTTTATTATATCACCCACTTGGAAGCGATTAGTAATGTTATTGAATTACTTGGTGGTGAAATATACTTTTATATCGACATTAAAGGTAACAAAATTGTCGGTAAGTATATGGACTACATGGCTGTAATTGGGAAAGATACATCAAAAGTATTTGTGCAAGGAAGTAACTTACTAACAGTAACGCGAAAGAAAGATACTAGCTCAATTTACACCGCGATATTGCCACGCGGTAAGGGAGAATTGGTTAGCAGTGGTAAGGACGGTTCGCCTGATGGTTACGGGCGCAGAATTGACATAGCAGACGTTGTTTGGGATAAATCAAAAGGCAGCCCTTTAAATAAAGCTAAGGGTGATATTATTCTTAACGATCCATACGCAACTGCTGAATGGGGTCAAATTAGTGGCAATGCACGCTTGTTGATACAGACTTATGACCAGATAGACGATCCAAATGTATTAATCAACCAAGCGTATCAAACGTTGATGTCTGTTAATCATCCACAAGTACAATATTCTGCTAGTGTGGCAGATGTTGAAGGCTTATCACTTGGTGATTCTGTAATGATTATGCACAGTGAACGTAATCTTAGTTATAAAACACGAGTATTTGAAATAGATTATGATTTAATCAATGAAAAGAATACGCAAATATCTCTTGGTGATGACCTTTCACAGCGTAGTATTACTTCTCAAATCAACAACATCAAAACACAGTTGTCAACAACAAGCAATCAGACGCAGTTTACTATTTCTCAAACAGGTCGTGAATCTGTAACTTATGGTGTTAATCCCCCAGAAAACCCATTAAAAGGCGATGTTTGGTTCAAATATTATCCAACCGGAGAAACGGAAATATGGATATATGATGGCACTATATGGGAAAAGATTATATCGCCGACAACTGCTCAAGATATTGCTCATCAGGTAGACGACGCTTTAGTTAAAAGCAAACAATACACTGACACATCAATTGAAAATAACAATGTTTTAGTTAATCATACTATTGATGAAGTTTCAAAAAAGAATGCTGCTGATGCGATTGCTGCTGGTAACTTTGATTACAATGCACAAAAGATGGCTGATAAAGCGCGGGAAGATGCAATATCTGCAGCAAATGATAGTGCACAGGCTAATTTATCGCAAGCAGAACAAGATATAACAGCTGCTTATCAGTCAGCTGATGGTGTTATTAATAAAAAAGTAGACGACACAGCATCATCAATTACTACCACAATTAATCAAAACAAAATTGATGCCGACGGAAAAATAAGCACTGCACAGAGCACAGCAACACAAGCGCTTGATGAAGTGAAGCTTAAGGTCAGTCAAACCGATTATGATCAAAAGACTGGTGACTTAACAACTGCTGTTGGTCAGGCACAATTAACTGCTGATGAAGCTAAGACAACAATAGGAAACTATCAAAAGTCTAATGATGATCGTGTACAGTCAGCAGAGACAGAGATAAAGCAAAATGCAGACGCCTTAACTTTGACAGCAACAAAACAATCTGTTAAAGATTTAGATGATCAAGTTAATTATCGTGCGTTCAAAATAGAAAACGATGTTAGTCAAATAAAGATTGATAATCAATCAATTACTGAATCCGTTTCTAAAAATTCTGATGACATTAAGCAAACAAACGATCGTGTGCAGACTGCTGAAGGCACATTAAGTCGTGTTAGCGATGACTTGACGCACGTTGAATCATCACAAACACAAATGGCTGATCAAATTACCACTGAAATACAAGACAGAAAAAACGGTGATACAAACACATTAACGCAAGCAAACGGCTATACTAACAGTAAAATAACTGATTATGACACAGGCATACAGACGCAATTAACTCAAACGTCTAATTCTATTATTGCAACCGTTGAAGCAGATACAAAAACACAAATATCGCTGTCGCAAAATAGTTATCAAATGGGTATCAATTCAGATGGTCAACTTGTTTCTGGTTTTGGCGGAAATATGCAAGGCGTTTACATTAAAGGCAACGCAATAACACTTGACGGAAACACAACTGTTACTGGTGATTTCTATGCTAAAGGTGGT